CGGCGAGACCATTGGTGACAATGAGAACCAGGGCTGGCCGGCCGGGCCGGCCAACCTCGGCGCCGACCGTGAGCACCGCTACCGTTTTTCCAACTCCAGTACCTGCCTGCACCACGGTCTGTTGAGGTTGCGGCGCGGTGGCCACGGTCCGGAGCCGCTGCACGAGCTCGACTTGCTCGGGCCGGGCGGTCCAGCCGAGATGCGCGATGGTGCGTTCGTAGGCTGCGGTGGGCAGGTCATCTGTCATGCCTGTCACTCTAACCGGTCCCACGCCGGTAACAGCACATCAGGTACCAAGCCAACCGGGATCCCAGCGCGTCACCCACGCATCTCCGCAGCCCACCGGGAAGACTGCTCCCCGTGCCCGTCCTCAACGCCGCCCAAGTGGCCCAGCTGGTCAAGCAGGCCGGGTTCCCTGGGCACGTGCACGTCGAGATGGTGGCCATCGCGAAAGGTGAGTCGGGGTTCCGCACGGACGCCATCGGCGGCCCGAACCGCAACGGCACCTTCGACCGCGGTGTGTGGCAGATCAACGACGTGCACCGGTTCGACCGAAACCGCCTGGTCAGGGACAGCCGCTACAACGCGGAGTGCGCAAAGAACATCTTCGACCGCCAAGGCCTGCGCGCCTGGTCCGTGTACAACTCCGGCGCGTGGCGCCGTCACGAGAACGAGGCCAGGCAGGGCGTCGCCCAGTCATCCTCGGTGGTGGGCACCCCAGATGCGGCCGGCGGCGCGGCAGAACCGGCCAAGTCCGGGGTCACCTACGGGCCACCGGGCCCACAGCTCACGATCGCCGGCATCGGCACCCCCCTAGCCGCGGCGGGAGTGATCCCCGGCCCACTGCAAGGGCTCCAGCTCATCGGCACCGACGTGACCGGCGACTTCTCCACCGTGATCATCGGCACCCCGAAGTACAGCGCCGGGTGGAACGCCGTCCCCAACTTGAACTTCACAGTCGCAGACCCCGAAGGCGGGCTGCTCTGGTACCACCAGGGAATCTGGCAGCGGGGGGTGCGCGTCACCTGGCAGGACCTTGATATGCGCATCGACGAGATAACCTTCTCCCCCGGCGGGCACACCACCGGGCAGCTAGAAATCAGCGCCATCGACAGCATCGTCTACGCGCTGATGAACCTGCGTGGCGAGCGCGTCGCATCCGGAATATCCGCAGTACAGTGGCTCGCCACAGAGCTACAGCTCTGCGGCTACGATCCTAACCGCTGCCTGCTAGGCGAGGCAGTACCCACCCAGTCCGAGATCGGCAGGGACATTCCCGACCCCGAAGGCCAGACCGGCAACACCGAGGTGCCCAGTGCGTGGACTACCATCGTGCGGCTCGCAAAAGAACTCGGCAAGCGGGTGTTCATCTCCGGTTCCCGCATCATATTCGGGTCCGCGGCGTTCGCCATGGCCTGGTCCTCCCCCGGTGACCTGCACATCGGGTGGCACAGAATGGCGCCCGGCGAACGGTGGCACACGCTACCGACCGGAAAACAGACGTCCATCGGAAACCGCTCCGGGCTCACCGAAGTATCGGGCCGGGTACCACTCAACAGGGCGCCATTCTTCCGGCCCGGCGTGTCCGTGCTGGTACGGAACACACCGTCAATCGCCGCCGCCGAGAACCGGCAGTTCGTCGTGTCAGAAGTCGAACATGACCTGGCCAACGACATCGACGGCGCCGACATCACCCTGAACGAGCCGGTCGACCCGCCACCACAACCCCCGACCAGCAACGAAAAAGTCAACGACGGTGCCCCCGCCGCGGGCGGGGAAGTATCCGGCGGCGGCGCCGACGGCCAGATAGACCAGTTCGTCAACCTGTGCCTACGCCAGGTCGGGGACCGTTACGTGTTCGGCGCCGAGACGCGCATGAGCGACCCGGACCCGGGAGTTTTCGACTGTTGTATAGTTGGCGCTATGTTAGTTTATACTGCGGATCGCGGGCCGGTGCCGATCAGTGAGATCGAGATCGGGGACATTGTTCTCGGGTGCGACCGCGACGCGGGCAACACTATTGCCGGCCGTCCTGTCATCGCCTGGTCGCGTCGGCGTCCCCGCCCGATCCATCGGGTTCGCACTCGTAACCGCGAGGTCGACGTGACCAGTAACCACCCGTTCCTGAGGGCGGTGAAGTTGCCTCGCGAGCGCGACAACGCGGGAAGGTGGCGTCCAGTCGAATGGGTGTTCGACTGGACGCATGCGGGGCGTCTGACCCGCGGGGACCTACTCGTCGTGCTCGATGGTGCCGCGCCCGACCCTGCTGCCGGTGCCCGTCCGACCCTGCCCGACGGTACTGAGGTCACCGAGGATGTGGCGTGGCTGTTCGGTACCATCACCGGCAATGGGTGGGTCAGCCACTCCGGCGTGCAGGTGTCCGTCCTGAAACCTGACGTGACAGCTGCGGTGCGCAAGGTGTTCGAGCATGTCTGGGGGCGCGCAGCGTGCTGGTACCCGGACGCACCGGAACGTGGAGTGATCTTCAACAGTGTCCGGGTCGCAGCTATGCTCCGTGGGCTCGGTTACGTGGGGAAAGCCCCGACCAAGCAGGTACCCCCAGTGGTGTCCACCTGGCCGCACCGACTGATCGCGGCTTATCTACGTGGCTACGCCGACACCGACGGGCACTATGACAAGCGTGGTCACATCTCCTACAGCTCGGCGTCACGCCGGCTGATATCAGAGACGCGGGCACTGCACATCCTGCTCGGCGATGCCGTCTCCAACATCGGGGCCGTCACGCAGAAGGACGTCGTGATCCGGGGAAAGCAGGTGCCCGGCGGGCACCTGCTTTACTCGTTCACCTACTACCCGGACTCACCTCGACGGGATGTGACCCTGCTCAACGACTACGGGCTACGCCGGTTCCTGCCGGAACCGTGGTCGGTTCGACGGGTGCAATCGGTTGAGATCGTCGGCGAGGACGAGACGTTCGACATCCAAGTGGAAGGCACCCGCAACTTCATCGCCGAAGGCTTGGTGGTCTCGAACTCCGAACTTATAGAATGGGCCGCTTCCCGGGTGGGCATATCACCGAAGGTGCCGGACGGTTCGAGTGCGCAGATCAACCATTGCCGTTCCATTCCGGTGGCGCAGGCCATCCGCACTAAGGGTGCCCTGTTGTGGCATTCGGGGCACATCGGGGTGAGTCTGGGCAACGGCCGGACGGTTGAGGCGCAGAACCCGCGCGCCGGGGTGCTCCAGACGAACGCCGGGAACCGGTTCACGCGCGGTGGTCTGATCCCCGGCGCGCGGGGGTACCGCTGATGGCAGCCGGGTTGATCTACGCGGGTCGGGTGGTGGACACCACGGTAGGCGGCCCGCTGGTGGTAGTGCCGCAGATCGGGGGGACGGCGAGCTACGGGCCGCTGCCCAGCGCGGTACCCGACCTCGCGGTCGGCGAGGCCGTGCTCGTCACCAGCCTCGGCGTGTCCCGCGACCAGCTGGTGGTGCTCGGGCGCATGGCGGGCCGGGTCCCGGAGGTCGGAGAGATCCCCGGCCTGGCGACCCGGCTGGCCGGGATAGACGCGCTCGACGCCACCCAGAACGGCCGGCTCAGCACCATCGAAAGCAAGAACACCGACCAAGACGGTCGCCTCGGCAATGTCGAGTCGGTCAACACCACGCAGGGCAGCGCCATCACGTCGAACACGACCGCGATCACGACGTTGCGCGCGGACACCGTGGGGAAGGTGAGCACGAAGGGTGACCTGCTGGTCGCCAACGCTGCGGGTGTGGTGGTCCGCCGGCCGGTGGGCGCCAACGATCAGGTGCTCACCAGCGATTCGACCCAGAGTGACGGGATCGCCTGGAAGGCGGTGAAAGGGCTCCCGCTTGGGCTGGCCGGGGCAGTCGAGGCGACCCGATACGCGGGAGCCACCGCCGGTGGCGCACCCACGGCGGGCACCTTCGCGGTGGGCGACTTCGTGCTCGACCGGGCCACCGGCGACGCGTGGCTGTGCACTGCCGCCGGCACCCCCGGTACGTGGATCTCGCGGACGAAGGGCAGCGCAGACCGGCTGACCCTGTTGGAAGGTTACGAGAAGTACGGGTGGACCGGATCGGTAACGGCTGTCCACGAAACTTTGACACTGATGACCGCATGGCCCACCGCGGCTGCGGGCAACTCGACACGAATGGTGTCCCCGAACACCACGGGACAGGTGACATTAGGCAAGGCCGGCCGGTGGTCTCTCTCATTCAGTGCCTACTCGGACGCAATCTACAACGGCTACACAATAATCTACATGAACTGGCCTTCGGGTGGGTGGCTGCCCATAATAGACATGGCAGACGGTCGGTGGCGTGGCGCCGGGTTCGCCGGCGCCGGCCAGTCATGGCAGCATGCGGACTGGACCGGATGGGTGACCGCGGCCCAAGCCGCACAGCCAATCAAACTCTACGTGTTGCAAAGAAACAGCAACACGGAAACGGTCAACTATAACACCGGGCTGGTCGCCAACTACCTCGGGGGCGCCTGATGGCAAGCATTCTGGACAAACTTCGCGAACAGATGCGTGAAAGGATTGCGCAAAGGACTCAAGGTGTCGACCCCGGTCCGCGTCTCGCGCTGCCGGTCGAGTTCCTGGAACTACCTCCGACCACAGGAGTACTCTCCGCACAGTGCATGGAATGCGCAGAATGCCACGCACTGGTGTTGAAAGCCTCTACCGCCGCCCACGAGAACGATCATCGGCGGTGGGCTGAGACTCTGATCGGCACCCAGTACTACGACGGGCCACGCATGCCCCCACCACCACCAGGGCACGCCACTTCGAACCGGCCGCCACCCTGACCGGCGCGGTGCCGCCACCGTCCACGACCCGCGTGGAACCATCCGTCCGTGCCCGCCCGCCTCATGTCGTTCCCGTTCCGCCTGACCCCCGGCGGCCCGGCCGCGACCGTGGAGCAGGGCAGCGATGCCTACATCGAGGAGCAGCTGGCGATCGCGCTGCTCACCATCCGCGGTGAACGAATCCAAGTACCGATGTTCGGATGCGACGACCCCGCATTCGTCGGGTTCGAACTGGGAAACCTGACACGACACCTCGCAGACTTCGGCCCGGAAGTCGACGTCACCGAGATCGGCGCCCGGCGACGTAGCGACGACCGAGAGGAGCTCACGGTGACCTGGGCGCGACGGGGGGCGCAACAACCGTGACGAGTCCCGCCTACCAACCGCCACCCGATCTCACTTCTTACGTCGACCTGCGAATCTTTGACCGCACCGACCAGGAGATCATCGAAGCCGGACTCGTCGGGGTCGCATTAAACCTGCCCCTGTGGGTACCACGCGAGGGGCATACTGAGGTCGCCATTCTTGAGGGTGTCGCCTTGGAGTTGGCGGAGGCGATCACGGCGGTAAACCGGTTGCCCGGCGCGGTGCTCGAAACACTGCTGCAACTGTTCGCGATATTCAAGAGCTACGGTGCCGCACCGACCGGGCTAGCGGAGGTATTCTGCGCGGACACGGGGGGCCACACCATTCCGGGAGGCACCCGACTGTACCTGCCCACCACCGACGGGACCGGCGTGGTGACCATGCTGGTCGAACCGCCCGGCGTGACCATTCCCCCCGGCTCAAGCTCCGGTGTGGTGTCCCTGATCGGGGACGTGTTCACCGCGTCCGCCAATGGCGCCCCTGTCGGCACGGTGATACGGATGGTCTCCCCGATGCCGTTCATCGACCAGATCGTGCTGACCACGGCGGTAGCCGACGGGTTGGACCCGGAAACCGACAGTGACTGGCGGGACCGCGGTGTCCAGCGTCTCGCGCGGCTTTCCGACGCACTAGTGATTCCCCGACATTTCGAGGCAGCCGCCCTGGAAGACCCGCGCGTGTTCCGGGTCGTCGCGGTCGACAACAACGACCCGACCACCACCGGGGTGGGTGACGACCCGGGACACATCACCGTGGCAGTCCTCGGCGACGGCGCGACGCTGTCCGTAGCGGCACGCGGGGAGATCGAGGCAGCGCTCGAGGCCAAGGCGATAGCGATCCTGGACGTGCACGTCACCGACATTGTCGTCGTGACGGTGACAGTCGCCACGACGATCACTCTGGCCGACGCATCAGACCCCGCCGCGGTCACCGACGCGGTGAAGCAGGCCCTCATCGGCTACCTGAACCCGATGACCTGGGCATACGGCACCACGATCTGGCGCAACGAGCTCATCTCGCTGATCGACCAGGTGCCCGGCGTGGACCGGGTGGTCACGGTGACGATCACCGGCGCGAACGGGGCCGGGGACTACCCCCTGCCCACCGCATCGACCCTGCCGCAGGGCACCGCGACCAGCATCACCGTGTCGGTGATGTAGCCGATGAGCAGCCCGGAACCGACCGCGGACAACGGGCTCGCCCCCGTCATGTCCACCTTCGTGGATCGGTTGTACTCCCGGCTCCCGAGGATCTACCGGACCCTTGACCAGCAGACCGGGTGGGAGTTCAAGCGTTACCTCGGTGGCGCGTTGGGCTTCGGCGGCGAGGTCGACGACATCATCGAGCTGATCCGCGGGGCGAGGCCCGTCGGCCCGGACACCCCGGAACCGTGGGACCTTGACCCCGAGGATCTTGAGCGGTGGCGCGTGGCGCGGCAGAACCGGATGTCACTGCTGGCCGACCCGGAAAGCGCGCCGCCGGAGTGGTTGCCGTGGATGGCGCAGCTCGTGGGCGCCTACTTGCCCGCGCAAGGCAGCCTCGCGGAACGCCGGGACATCATCGGCGGCGCGGGCTACCGGGCCGGTACCCGCGCGGCCATCGCTGACGCGGCCCGCTCAGCGCTCATCGGGTCCCGATATGCGTTGGTGATCCCGCACATGGCGGGCTACGTCGCGGGCACGATCTGGGACATCACGATCCGCACCCGGTCCACCGAGACCCCGAATCCTGACGAGGTGCTCGCCACCGTCATTCGCAAGGGTGCGAAACCGGCTGGGGCGAAGCTGTACCACGCGACGTTCGGGACATCCTGGGACAAGATCGAGGCGCTGTTCCCGACCTGGGAGGACTGGGAAGCGCACACGTGGGACCAGATCGAGGAGGCC